TGGCTAAACAAAATGCAGGGTATCGATCTAAGTTTGAGTTAGCGTTGGCTAAGAAACTTATTGATAACAAAATAAAATTTGAGTACGAGAAACACAAGATAACATTTGTACCTAAGATACGTACCTATACTCCTGACTTTTATATCCCTGCTACGGGTATATATATTGAAGCTAAAGGTGAGTTTGATAAAGCAGATAGAGTTAAGATGGCTTTGGTTAAACAACAACACAAGAAGTTAGATATACGTATGGTGTTTATGAACGCTAGAAATAAAATCTACAAGGGAAGTAAAACCACCTATGCTGATTGGTGTCTTAAGAATGACTATAGGTGGGCAGAAGGATCAATACCTATGGAGTGGCTAAAGAAATGAAAAAGAAAGATAGAGATACTATTATGAGTTTAGAGAAGAACAAATACTATGTTGTTCTATCTGAGTTAGAAGATGATCAATTCCATTTAACTGCCTACGATACTACAGGTAAAACGTATAAGACTTTTGAAGACCATAGCGTTGCATCAATTATGCACGAGGGTATTATGGCTCTGATGAGAAGAAGAGGTGATGAAGTATTTCGCTGCGGAGAAGCTGAGATAGAGTTTAACTTTTCTGCAAAGGAGCTACAAGTACATTACCAAGATGAAACTGGAGAACTTCTTGACATTCCTGAGAATGTTATTAAAGTAGATTTTGGAAAAGAACATTGATAGGACACATAGATTACATGCTTAAGAGATTGAAAGAAGAAGAAACACAAGAGACTAGTATGGTGAACCATCCACCACATTACAATACGTCTAGTATAGAAACTATAAAAGTTATAGAGTCTGCAACAGGAGATGGATTTGAAGCCTATCTTCAAGGTAACATTCTAAAATACTTGTGTAGGTATAAGTATAAGAATGGTATGGAAGATTTGGAGAAAGCACAATGGTACTTAAATAAATTAATTAGACTAATAGGAGAGAAATAAAATGGCATCCAATATGTTACCAACTTCGTATCAAGAGTTCATACACAAATCTAGGTATGCTCGTTGGTTAGAAGATAAAGGAAGAAGAGAGAATTGGGGTGAGACAGTCACAAGGTATGTGGATTTTATGTCCAAGACATTGCTTGAGAAGCACAACTACAAGATAGATAAAGTAGATAAAGAGATGATGGAAGAGTACATTACAAATTTAAATGTGATGCCATCGATGAGAGCAATGATGACTGCAGGTGAAGCTCTTGAGAGAGATAACACTTGTGGATATAACTGTAGCTATTTGCCAGTGGATAGTCCAAGATCATTTGATGAAGCTATGTACATATTGATGTGTGGAACTGGTGTGGGATTTAGTGTGGAACGTGAGAACGTAGACAAGTTGCCTATCGTCAGTGAGAACATGCAGAAATCTGATGTGGTAATCACGGTGGATGATAGTAAGGCAGGTTGGGCAAAAGCCTATCGTGAGTTAGTTGCTTTACTTTATTCAGGAATGATACCATCATGGGATGTCTCCAAAGTTAGACCTGCAGGAGCTAAGTTAAAAATTATGGGTGGTCGAGCATCAGGTGCTGATCCCCTTGTTAACTTATTTAAGTTTACNATAGAGAAATTTCAAGAAGCAAAAGGTAGAAAACTATTTCCTATCGAGTGCCATGATATTATGTGTAAGGTGGGNGAGGTTGTTGTTGTAGGTGGTGTCAGACGATCAGCTTTGATTAGTCTGTCTAACCTTAACGATGATCAAATGGCTCACGCTAAGACAGGTCAATGGTGGGAGAATGAAGGNCAAAGAGCCTTAGCTAATAACTCTGTAGCGTACAAAGGNAAGCCAAGTATGGAAACNTACATGAGAGAATGGTTAGCTTTGTATGAATCTAAGTCAGGTGAAAGAGGTATGTTTAACCGTAAGGCTGCCGATGATCAGGTAGCTAAGAGTGGTAGAAGACAAGCTGGACACATGTGGGGAACTAATCCTTGTTCAGAGATTATACTTAGACCTTATCAGTTCTGTAATTTATCTGAGGTTGTAGTCAGGGAAACAGATGACCTTATGACTTTACGTTCTAAGGTACGGATTGCTACTATGCTAGGTACGTTTCAGTCAACTCTTACTGATTTAAAATATTTAAGAAAGATTTGGAAAACAAATACAGAAGAAGAAAGGTTGCTTGGTGTATCATTAACTGGTATCATGGATCATATGGTGTTAGCTAGAGGTGTTGACTCTAAGATATGGTTACAGGAAATGAAACAAGTGGCAATAGATACAAACAAGGAATATGCACAGAAGATAGGTATACCAAGAAGTACTGCTATCACGTGTGTAAAACCTAGTGGAACTGTATCACAGTTAACTGATTCAGCTTCAGGTATTCACGCTAGACACAATCCTTTTTATGTCAGAACTGTACGTGGTGATAACAAAGACCCATTGACACAGTTTATGAAAGAAGAAGGAATACCCTATGAGCCTGATATCACAAAACCTGATAGTGTAACTGTCTTTTCTTTTCCTATGAAATCTCCTAGTGGTGCTATCACTAGAACTGAGATGAGTGCAATAGAACAACTTGAGTTGTGGAAAATCTATGCACTTTACTGGTGCGAACACAAACCGTCTGTAACTATTTCTGTCAAGGAAGAAGAGTGGATGGTTGTGGGTGCTTGGTTGTATGATAATTTTGATATAGCTTCGGGTGTATCTTTCTTACCATTCTCTGATCATACGTACCAACAAGCTCCTTATCAGGACATTGATGCAGATGAATATCTCGAATGGAATGGTCGTGTACCATCTTCACTTGACTGGACTAAGTTTTCAATGTATGAAAAGGAAGACAATACTAGTGGTACTAGAGAATTGGCTTGCACTGCAGATGCCTGCGAAGTCGTAGACTTGAGTTCAAGCTAATGATCGAAGTACCAATCAGCGAAGATTACATGCGTCATGCGAGGGAAAAAGCTTCTTCTGTTGGCATACTGCAGGGAAGTATTACAGGTGGCACTAGTAATTTAGTCGGTGCGATAGGCGAGGTAATCGTAGCTGATATCATTGGAGCAACTGAAGCAAACACGTTTAACTATGATTTGGTAAAAGATAAGAACCGTATTGATGTAAAAACCAAACGGTGTAATACCAGACCACAACCAAACTATGATTGCTCAGTTGCATCACATGGTACTAAGCAAGACTGTGACAGTTATGTATTCGTGAGGATACTGACTGATCTCAGTAAGGCTTGGATACTAGGTAGCATCCCAAAAGANAAGTACTATAAGGAAGCTACCAGATACAAAAAGGGTCAAGTAGACCCAAGCAACGGTTTTACATTTAGAACCGATTGTTATAATTTACCAATAAGTAATTTAGAGCCGATCAATGAAATCAAAAGTCAAAGCTAAACTATTCTCGATGGAAGTGTTTTTAAATAGGGATGGTAACGTAGAGATACTGTATGATTCAGTAGAGCCTAACGATTTTGAGAAACTTATGAACATGGGTCTTCCAATGTACGCAGGTACATCAAAGGTTACCCAGTTCATAAAATTTCTTAGGTCAACTGCAGAAGACNTAATGAACAAGTCTAGCAGGTTTCTCTAGTGGCATGGTGGGAAATGTGGTTAGTTGTAGCTATCACTATAAACACAACTATTAATACTATCGTATTCTTTAAGGGTCGTAAGATATCTAGACAGAGGGATAAGCCTACTTCATCATCTTGAAGTCTTTACCTGATATTCTACCATCTTTATTCATATCTAATTTAGTCTGACCACCTGTTAGCTCACCACCCATGTTCATCTTTTTCTTTTTAGCAGTGCCACCATACATCATACCCATGCTGAACTTCTTTTGTTCTGTCATGTCACCCATAGGGTTCATCGCAGGTGATTGAGCAGTAGTTCTCTTTCTATTCTCTTGTGCAAGTCCACCCATTTGCATCTTCTTCTTAGGTGCAGATGTCATGCCACCATACATCATAGGCTTTCTTGGGGTAGCACCGCCACCGTACATCATACCTTTGCGTTGACCGTTATTATACATCTTCATTAGTCGTTCTCCTTAGTTGGTTTGTAAAAATGAATCAGGACTATTGGGTCTTACTCCCCCTGATCTTTGAAAAGTTCGTTCTCTTGCTCTCTCTAAGTTTGGTTGGATACGTTGTAGTGGAGTTTGGTACGGACCTGCTAGTTCTTGTTCGTTTTTAGCTCTTACTCCTACGACATTACCTGCAGGACTAAACACAGGTAGCTCATCATCTTCAACTTTTATTATGTTACCATACATATCTTCTTGTAAGTTCTTTCTTTGTTTTAAGGCTTCTGCTGCAGGACCAAACAAGTCTATCTCCTGACCCTCTGCAGGTCTTGTAACTTGATCTTCTTGTCTAGAATCTGCAAAGTCAGCACTTTGTCTAGCTATTGCTGATACCATAAGTTGATCAAACTTAGTGGCTAAAGCACCAGTTAAAGGCTTACCAGTTCTTATAGCACTAACAACTAACTTGGCTATCTCTGGGTCATTCACCATTGCTACAAATGAGTTAAATTTTCTTACTCGACCAGTTTGTATAATAGCTTCAGTAGCTAAATACTTAAGGCTGACAACTCCTCTTGCTACAGAATATATTCTACTGATGTAAGACTCTACAGATAAACCTCTAGGTATCCCGGATAAAGATAATTTTCCTGCATTTGATGGGGTTCTACCTGCTAACAACTCAGCAATAAATTCTATGTTTTCAAAAAATTCATCGCTTTCTACTTTAGTTAGTTTATCACGTGTACCTCTTCGTAAAAGTTTTTTTACTGTTCCACTCATCTCTGTAGCAGAACTTCCACCTAGAGCATTTATTAAAGTATTAGCATTTAGCTTTTGAGGTAATCGTTCTGTAAAGGAAGAGTTAACCATGTCCACACCTGAACCTAAAGATGTGCCTAAGATATTCTCTGTAGATTTATTTACGACTTCGCCCATAAGTTTATTTGCTATAAACCTATCATACACAATCATTTCTTCATCAATTTGTAATTGGTCTTTACCTACCTTGATCAAGCTATCTTCGTAACCATCTCGTAATTTATCTAATTTTCTTAAACCTTCTTCACCGTTT